TGCCGCTAATTGCCGGAAGTCCGATATGGAAGCCGCCGTTGGTCCGCCAAGTGAAAGAAATACCGTTCGTCGCGACAATGTTTGTGCGGAAGAAGTTCGTAGTCCGCAACTGCTCGCTGTGAAAGTCGGCTTGAACGCTCTTATTTGTCACCGCCGCGCCCGCAGAAAAACCCGTTATCGTTAACGTAATCAGGGCAAAAAAAAGATTGACTAAGCGTTTCATTTTACAGCGGAGTTAAAACTAGTGTGTAGCTTCCTGAGTCCAAAACCACAGTCAGTCTGTGATAACTACTATCATTAGCCTGAAAAGTCAAGCCGGACAAGACATTAGGCGATACCGCCGCAGCCGCTACCAAGTCCTCGAAATTATACGGCCCGCCAGAGACAGGCACGGCAATGGTGGTTTGCAGCTCGTCACCAATCCATACCTGATAATTACCGCCAACCAAAGTCAGGGAGAAATCACCGCTGCCGTCCGTGGTGTCCCGCACTTCAAATGCAATAGTTACATCCGTGCCGCTAACCGTTGCGCCGTCCGTGCATTTGAACTTGATAACGGTCTGAGCCAGTATCGCGTTCTCTTTGTCCTTCAATGTTCCTGCTACTGTCGGCATAAATTATCCTAGTCGTTCAAAGGTTAACGCGGCAAATACGGCAGACTCACCACTGGCGGGACCAGCCACACCTAAGCCGTTCGTGGCTTTGCTTGACGCGACGTAATACTGAAACTCGAAGTTGGTTGCCTTGGTAATTTCAATATTGCCACTAACAATGCTCAAGGCATTACTATTCCCGTTCGTGCCGTCTGAATAAGCAGATGAGCCGATTAGAGATGTTGCGGAATCGGTCGTATTCCTAAGCCTGTAATGGAACGCGCCGGATTGATACGCGATGCCGTAGCCTGTCACGTTATAGCGTCCCGGTTGCAACGTGATAACATCGCTGGCAATGCTGACGATTCCAAACGGGTCAACCTCCGTCGCCATAGCGTGTTTAGTCCACGCGCCGCCAGAACTTGCGCCCCCGGCAGACGCGGCGGACTTGGTATCCGAAACCGTCGCTATCACATTACATTTACTCACCGTCACATCGTCAAAATACGCATCTCCCGCCGTCGTGTCGGTTGAATCGCAGCCGGTAATCTTGATTTTGAAATACTTGGCCGTCGCAACCGGGATAATGCCAACTTGATACTTCACAAAATCAGACGTTGGATTAAGCGTGTCTTCACTCCAAAGCGTTGACGTGCTGAGAAAATCCGCTTCGTCCGCATCGGAATACCAACGGACTTCAAACAGATTCTTAACCCCCGCCGCACTGCTCTTGGTCTGCCAGCCAAACAGTAAAGGAACTTGGGGAGAACATTCCGAAAAGTCCGTCATCTGCAAAGAACCGCCACCATTACCGCCGCCCGTGCTGGTAATCTTGAACGACTTCGCCCCGTGCGCGGAAGTGCTGGTAACCAGAACGCCTGTTCCCGGCCCTGCTTGCGCTGTAAAGGTCCACCCATCCGGCACGCTGTTTGCGTTTGTGTCAGCCTCAAAGCTGGGATTTGGGATAACCCCAAGCGAAGCCAGCCCCGCGTATTGCGATGTCAAAGTAGCGAACTCGTCCGAAACAGATTGCGCGAAACTCTGCTTCGTCGGGTCGCCCTGTGCTGGTGCTGTAATTGCCATATCAAATTTATTTTACCACCACCGCGAGACATTAAAGCTCCGCGCATCCGTGGTATCTGCAAAACCGTTCGCATCCGTCCAGAAACCGGATTCCGCCGCCGCATCTTTACACTCTAAATCCGTGTCTGTATTATCCCAATCCGGCTGGCTATCAGCCACCCAAAACCCGCTTGACCGGCCCCACCCGCGAACATTGCCTAGAATTAATGTAGCTTGTTTGGTGGTAAGATTAAAGTCAATTTCCAATACCTCTAAAATCTCGTCCACGCCACCCCTTGTGCGGATCACCCTTAGCTTGTCGCCGGGAGCTAAAACAAGGCCGAAACGAGGGATAACCGTCTGATAAGTAACCAGCGGAAACGCTTGGTTACCAATCGCTCGTTGCGCCCAATAATTAGCGTCTGTCGAATCCCATAAGTCCAATGCAACCTCTTTGATGATATGAGCCTCCCGACCGCGATACTTGAGGAACTTGTCACTAGTCTCTATCTCAAGACTGTTTCTGTCCTCCGCGTGATACTTGGCGAACGTCGCGTTTACCTGCGTGAAAATCTTGTCCGTATCATCGTCCCTTCTCAGGCTGATTAGGTTGGCTTCGTCATAATTGGGGAATGACGTAGATTCCGGCTCCGGCGCAATCGCGTTGTAAGACCACTGCCCAGACGCATTGACGTAGAGATAAGTGAAGCACGCCACATTCAACCGCTCAATTATCTTGATAGCTTCCACCTCTGTATCAATGTAAAGGCTTGGCTTCATGTGATACCGCTTATTGCCAAACCTGTCCGCGCCCATGTCAAAGTAAAGCTTTGCCGCCGCAAAAGCCGCCGTGTCAAACGAGGTTTCGCCTAACACGGTCAAAATGTCCTGCGCGATTTCCGAACTGGTCTGCAAGAACGTGCCGGAAGATGTCTTTCCTAGAACGTCAACGGACAACTCCGCTTTGCCATCCCAATACTCGCTTGATACGGTAAACTCACCGTTGGCAATGTCCTTGGTGGCAAACGGTATTTCGCGCCAAACTTCCTGTGATACTTCAATGGTGATTTCGATGTTGGCCGACGTAGGAACATTTGGATTGGTCAACTTTGTGTAAACAAACCCGTCAACGTGCGCCCATAAGTCGCTACCCGCCGCAACCGCCGCGATGCTGTCCGCCTGCGTCAAATCCGTTCCGCTGTAAGTCACGCGCACAACGTCATTGGTAACCGCCGTTCTGTAGTAGGTCTGGTTTGCGACAATGAACCAATCAGGCGCAATCGTGTTTCGAGTTTTAAGCGTCTCTTTGACGCGCAGCCCGATAAACCCTGCAATCGCATGGCCGCAAACCTTAATTGTATTCGTGTTAGGATTCTTTACGATGCCCTTCGCTCCATAAACACGACCGTAAATCATCGGGATAGGCTTACCAATGAGATTCTGCGCGATATACGGATACGTCGCTTGGTCAAATAGGGTAAGAGGCAGTTTTGTTTTCAGAACCTCTTTCCGCTCCTTAACCTTGATAGTCAAATCCGTGTCTGACAGGTCTGCGCCGTCTAGGGCATAGGTGGCAATGGTCCGGTAATCGCCGTAAGCCTCGTCAGAGTCTTTCAGGTCCAAACCCATCTTGATAACCGCCGTGCCGTTATCCCATCGCAGGAAATTGGCGAGGGAATCAAAAAAACCGTCCGTATTCTCAAGTCCAATATTTCCGCCGCCGATCTGAGAGATGCCGCCAATGGTCTTTTCAATGCGTAGCGATAGACGCGGGACCGACTTGAGCCGGGACGCATAGTAATTGCTATTCAGCGTCTTCACCTCATCCGCGTAATAAAACTTGCAAAATGCGACGATTACCTTCGCGTAGGGCGTCCCGCTTGAAGGGTTGAAATAGACGTAAAGGCCAGACTGAAACCACCGGCCCGCAGTCGCTTCTACGTTCGCCACAGAGCTTCCTTCCGTCACTGCGCTGCCGTCAGCCTCAAAGCTCGCCAGCGTCACGCCAGCAGGCACGGAGACGCGCCAAATGCTATTGTAGGCAACCCATGCCTCCAACGGAGCCGCTGCGGTGATTTCTGCCAGAATAACAGATTGAACCGCGCTCTTGTCTAGCTTCTGTTGGAAGGTCAAAGCCATGCTAGATAAATTCCTCTAGTTGCATGTCCACCGCATAGCGCAACTCATCATCAGCCACCTCGACGGCTCTATCAATCGTCTCCCGCAGCATCACATAAAGCACATCGTCAAGCGGTGATTCGTTCAAGCTGCTATCCGTGGTGGATTGGACCTGAACAAAGAACGGAGTGTGAAGCCCTACGTAATCGCTCATCTCAATAAGCCAATCCGTCTTTTCCTGCTCTAGATAGGAACATTCCAAGGTGTAACGGCTGTATTGGTTGCGCGTCTCGCTGTAAACCTGCCCGCCTAGCGTGCGTGTGGACCGGCTCAAATCTTCTTTGGACTCTTTGTAACCGGCATAGTCAATTATGCTCCCAAAGTTGCGATGTGGTCCAACAAACAGCCGCCCAATCTGCCTCGTTTGTCCCGCGCTCGCCTTGTCGAATAGCACGCGCACATAACGCGCCTCTACCTCTGGAAATGTGACAACGATTGTTCCTGCAACCCGTTCAATCTGCCGTTCAACCGCGCCGGAGAAGTTTGACGCATTCGAGAACATGTAACGCAGGTTGTCAGCCGCTAGCAAGTCATGGGCCGCAATGACGATGGAAGAAAGCGGCTTGGAACTGCCTAAGTCTAACGTGACGTATTCCGCCGTCGCACTCGTCCCCGTCTTGTAAACCTCTTGCAAAAACTCCGTGGTAAGATTTGTAACCGGGAAAGATGCGTTTGCGCTCGCCGCCGTTAGCGTCGTTGCTGATAGGTCAACCAAGTTATACCAAAAGGTTTTCATGCCGTTCTGATTGCCCTCGAATCAAGTTCAAGCGTTCCATTCTTGCTCATGTCCAACAAGACACTGCCAAGCGTGCGCCCGTCTAAAGTGACATTGACTTGCATCATTCCGCCCGCAGGAGACGCGCCTTGCTGATAGTCGTCGGCCATCTGGCGCAACCCTTGAGACGTGCCGGGGTCCACCACCATTTCACCCTTGGACAAGCGGTAGCTGCCCTCAGACGGAATGTAGTCCATGCCGCTATGAGCCTGCCCTTTGATTTGCGCCACGTTCGCCATACCTTGCGCCACAATGCTGCCTGCAATAACAATGTTCATCGGCCAAGGCCAATCAGCCATTGCCCGGTTAGCCCCGACAAACGTAGAGATGATGGCCTGAGAAATCGCAATGGCCTTGTAAGCCGCCAATCCCTTCTTGCCGAACGCGGCCGCCAACGCAGCATAACCGCTCACCGCGTTAATCATCGCGTCGGTCTTGTGCCGCTCAATCGCAATCTGCGCTTGCGCCTCAGAACGCTTGATTTCAGTCAGCCGCGCTTGGTGCGCCATCTCCGCTTCTTCCCGCGCAATCCGCTGCTCTTCCTCAGTCAATGAAAGCTCGTAAATCTGGCGCAACTTTTCATCATGCGCCTGCATCGCCATGACGCGCTCCCGGTCGTAGCCTTCCGTGTTAAGTATGTCCGATTCCTCGGCAAACTTCCGACGCATCTCCGCGAACGTCTCAAGGTCTTTGATGCGCTGATCGATGGCGGATGATTCATCGTCCTTACCCGTCCGCGCTTCAAATTTACCTTCGCCAGTCACGCGAGAGCCGCCGCCTGTTCCGCCAGTCTGAACTTGGAAGTTTACAGGGATCGGATTGCTGTAAAGGCTCATCAGCCTATCAATCAAAGCCGTTGCGCCCGCCTCAATATCCATCTCGGCATTTTCAAACCCGACGCGCAAACCGTTCATGGTTTGGTCAAAGTCAGCCTTCAACGCTTCGCCTGATTTCGCGCCAAGGTCAGTCAATGCGGTTTTCAGTGTCGCAAGCCGCGCATCCCAATTCTTCGTTGCCTTGTCTAATGCCACGTTCATTCCGGCCATGTCACCGGAAAACGCCTTATCTATCACCTCGCCAATGTCGCCCGCCGTGTCGCCTAATGCCTTAAACGCGGTGATGATTGCGTCAATCTGCCCGCCCAGCACTTTGAACTGATTACCGATACCACGGATAACGCCATCGAACACAATAAGCGCACCTGTCAACGGAATAGCCACCACTTGCGCCCCCATCTTGAACCAGCTAACCAGTGTGATAAACGCGCCGATAAATCCCTTGGTGATGGCAACTAAAGTATTGATTGTGCCTGCGAAAGTTCCCGTGCGCTTCTCAAATTCCAAAAAGGAAGTCAATGCTTGGTTTATAACCGGAAGAAACGCCTGCCCGTAAACAACGGAAAGCTCAAAGCTGACGTTTTTCAGCCGGTTCAAGTTCGCCGTCAAACTTTCCGCGCCTGCTTGGGCCGCCCCGCCAAACGTCCGTTGCAATTCCGCCGCAAACTTCGGAAGGAAATCTTCAGCAAGAATCTTACCCTCCGCAACCTGCTTGGAAAATTCCGCCGTGGTTAATCCAGACGCCCTAGCCGCTGCTTGATACGCACCCGGCAAGCGCTCACCAAGTTGCTGCCTCAATTCTTCCATTGAAACAACACCCTTGCTCATCATCTGACTAATGGCCCGCAATGCGCCTTCTGCATCCTCTTGGGAAAGCCCTAACGCGGTAGTGGCTTGCGAGACGCCAAGGAATATGTCGCGCACGCCCTGCCCTGCCATCTTCGTTCCAATCGCCGCTGCTGAAATCTTTGCGAACTGTGCCGCCGAGGTTTGCAGGTCAAGACCAAGCTCCATTGCCGCATCGCGCACAAAAAGCAATTCCTCACCCGCAAGCCGTGCGTCACCCGTCGCCACCGTCATTGCCGTCTGCATCCGGCGCATAGCCTCGGCAGATTGAACCGCTCCAACCGCGAACGCTCCAAACGCAGCCCCAGCCGCTGCACCCATTGCCGCCATTGCTGGCTTCAACTTGTCAACCGCATCACCAAGGTCTTTCAGATTTTTGATGGGCATGGTTAGCCCGCTCTTGGTCTGGTCAAAAGCCTTAATGATGATGTTGACTGTTTTGGACGTTGCCATAATCAGCGTTTCCGCCTGCGTCTGCTCTCTGCGTCTGCTTGCATCTTTTTGTTATCCTCGGCCTCTTGTTTCAGGCCGTAATAAGCAACTAGGTTGTCTATGTTAAAGTCTTCGATTGGTCCGTTAAGTATTTCACTCGGCCTGCATCCGTAGAGTTTAGCTAGGTTGTGCAGGCTCACTAGGTTTGACCGCTTCAACAGGAAAGGGAGACGCCTTCTGCGTCACCTCCATGTTAAAAGCCGCAACGGTTTCAGCAATGAGCCGGATATCCTCGTCACCCAACTGCTCAATCACAATCTCATCATCGCGCAACTCATGGAGCGGCTTGTTGACGATGGACGTTTTCTTGCCATCCGCGCCAATCAGAACCAGACCGCAACCGGCAATCGCCCGAATCATCAAAGCGGTAAACTCGGCTTGTGCCTGCTCAAATTTTGCCTCTAGCTCTTTGGGCGTTACGCCACTTTCCTCTTTGTGGTCGCCAATCATGTTAGGCATGTTCTTGACGCCAGCCTTTAGGAAGTCCATTGCGGACAGTTTGCGGACGGTCAACTTTGAACCGTCTGACAGTGTTATCGTTTTTCTCGTTTGCTTCATGTTATCTCGCTGTTAAGAGTGCCATCGCGAATCGGTTAGCAAAATGGCCCTCGAAATTCTTTAATACTAACGCTTCGCCCGTCTTGTGATAAGTCAGCACCGGCTTAATCCGTGCGCTTGGCTTAAAACTCCAAAGCGGCTTAACGCTCTTGCCGTCCCGTTGCATGATTGCGCGGAATCCCTTCTTCGTCATCACCACGAACGCTTTTTGCTTCAACCTGACACCCGGAACCATGCGTTGAGCCTCGTTCTTTATCAGGTTTCTAGGCTTGAACTTTCGCGGAATAACGCTCGTCTTGCTTGGCCGAACCTGATTGCCAATCGCGAGTTGATGCGCGTCAACTTTCTTCGTGCCGCCTGATTCCTGCAACGTCAGCCACGATGCCGCCGAACCAATTTCACCGTGTAACTTGTTCTTGTTGGCAAACTGAATATTGAAACCCATTTTTGTCCCCGGCTTCTGCCACGGTGCGCCTTTTGAACGCAGCGTGAACTTGGACGGAAGCAACTTATCCGTGGTGTTTCTCTGAACGTCTAACGCTGTGTCGTTAATGGCCTGCGCCGAAGCGAACCGGACTTGCTTGCCCATTCCGGCTAGAAAGTCCTGAACGCTTTTCAGCCCGTCAACTTGGACGGTTGCCATAAAACCCTTAGTAGCTCGAATCCCCGTTGATGAGCGTCAAAGTCAAATCAGCAAGGTTGCCTTCAAACTCAAGGCTCTCGATGATTTCGCCCGTGTCCTGAATCGGTGCGCTGACAGACTGATAAGCCGAATCAGCCAATGCCAATGTCAAAGCCGTTGGCGTAGAGCCAAACGCGAAGGACAAGCTTGCAGACGTGTTAGCCATCAAAGCCGCTTGGTGCGTCGTGCCGTCAAGTTCCAACTCAGCCTTGAACTTCACCATGCCACCCTTGCGCTTCGGCTCGCTCCGCAACTGGCTGCCGAGGAAGTAACGGTCCTCGGTCAATTCGTTTGTAACTTCACACTCAGTCATCTTGAGCGAGTAGCTCGAACCGCCAATGCTCATGGTCCCTGCCGCCGTCCAGTCGATGAACGTATCTGTCGGGAATGTCGGAGTAGATGCGCTCACATTCGTAACG